TATTTGCTTTCACTTCAGCTACAGCTAATTCTCTATCTTTAGCTAAAGATTCTTTTAATCTAATTTCTTCAAGCCTATTTTCAGCTTTTAGTTTTTCAGTCTCATTATTCAATTGTGCTATTTGTTCTTTAGAGGCTCTTTCAGCTTCAGCTTGTTCTTGTTCAAAACGTTCTTTCTTTTCAACATATTCTTTAATAGCTTCTCTTATAGTCGATACATTGTTACCATCTATAGAAGCAGAAGCTAATCCAAACTCATGGTTTTGAGAAGCTGCAAATGCTAATTGTTTATACTGGTCTAACTTCTCTTTTTCAATAACTGAATTAACTACAAATACACCAATATCTAAATCGCTAAGTTCTCCACCAGGAATATTAAAATATTTAACTTTACTTGTAGTCTTATCAAATAGCGTACTAGCTAAACCATCAGCATATGCCACACTACCATACTCACTACTATATTTATGTACTTTAGATAATATATTATTGTATATAGTAGTCATAAGAATACTACCTAACTTAGCTCTAAATATATTTTGTTCATTATTCCTAACAGTAGCGCTAGCTGGAGTATTACCATATCTAGCATCATTCATATTAGCTAAGTCCCAAGCTTCATCTTTAACTCTGTCTCTAAGGTCAATTAAATCTCTAATGAACCCACTAGCTTGATTGTTACCTATTATTTGATAAGAATTTCTTAGCTCATTGCCTGAAAACTTAGTTTCATCATAAATAATAGTACTATCAGCCATCTTGTAAAACATAGCTGCTTTGGTGCTACCATCTTGTGCAGCTAATAAACCTTTAGGTATTGTTTCTACAGGAGTTTTGTATTTAGCAATATGTCTTTCAATTTGTAAATTAAGTATTCTATAAAAGGCTAAAGCTGGTAGTATTCGTTTAGGTATAGGATTAATATCAATACCTTTAAGAATACCTTTTTTACCTATAACAGGTAGTATAACATTACCACGATTATCATATATTTGCAATTCTATAGGTTCTGGTTTAATATAAATACCGTGTTGGTAATCACCAAGCAATACTTGTTTCCATACTTCCTGTAACCATTCAGACCTAATTGCTATATCACCTAATTCAGCATTAAGTTCATAATCAGATTCTACAATTTCTTCTGTAACTACACCCAGTTGATTAAGTCTAGTTACTATTTGCTTCTTAACTTCAGTTTTAAAATATACAATATATTCATTTACAATTTGACCAGATAAACTAAAACTTGTACCATCTTGAGCATATTCCCCATTTTCATCAATAAGCCTTCTACCATATGCATCTTTATAAGCATTAACAGGTACAGTGTAAGGAGCAGTACCGCCAGAAGATATTGAAGTTTGAAGACTATTTAAGTAAGTTCTATCTTCATTAGTAAGTTTATCTCCATAATAAGTTTCAATTTGTAATAAAGACATACGTCTTTTAATCATGAAACCCTCACCTTCTTCTGTAGTAGAAGCTCCTGCTAAGATAGGATAGCCTTCTAATGGCGAAACATTATCAATAAATACTTGACCATTCTTTAAGCTAAGTTCAAAAAATACATGTTCTGTAGCCCACCAATCATAAAAACCTTGAAGTCTTATATCTTCAAAGGTGTTAAAGTCATTGATATATTCTATTAAATCACTTACTTGTTCTGCTCTTTTATCTATCCAAGATTCTTTAATTTCTTCAATTTTAGCTTCTAGATTATCAATTTCAGCAGAAGGCATTTCAGTTTGTTGATACTCATTAATCTTATTGATAACATATTGTTCAATAACAGGTTTAATAAGTTCAGCTACTTCGTGATTTCTTCTAATTACTATTTCTGGGTCATTAACCTTAACTAAATAATTATATGGTAGATCTATATATTCACCTATATTCTTTTCTTTAATAGGTGTAATAAAATCAATATCTCTAATTTCACCAGGAAGTTTAGAATCAACAGGTAAGTCTTCACCACCTAGAGGTTTCATTACATATTCATAAGTTTTAGGGGGAACTATGCCATTAGCGGCATCTAGATTAGTAGTTACATCTTCTTTGTCATTAGCTTTCACAGCTTGATTTATCCAATACTGTGCGTTATTGATATACCAAGTATGCTTTAACTTTTCTGAAATACTAACCCTTTGTTCAGGATATGTTACATTCATATATTAATTGTCTTTATAACCATATAATCCAATCTCTTCATATATAGATTTAGCATATCTACTATCTTTAGTAATTTCATGTAGTTTTTTACTTAATCTTAGTTTGTTAGCATAAGGGTATAAACGCAAACTACTTATTCTATCAAAGTTACCATCTATTGTGAAGTTCTCCAATTCTAGCAAAGTTGGAAGGTCTTTTATATAATGGTATGTGTACACGATCTCACCATCTTCTGTACTTGACCTTTTTCTATAAAGCCATTCTTTAAGATAAATCAGAGCTTCAACTGCATTATTACCACTACCCATATTAATACCATAATTATTAATAGCTGTATCTAGCACTTTACTATTTAATATTTGAGTAGGGTCTAGCATTATTCTATTAAGACTATGCCATTTCTTAAAGTTAGCTACTACTGTACCCCTATCTACTTCTGGTAGAACTTTAGCATTATAATATATACTAAAATAATATACAATTTTATCCACATCTTCCATTAATTCAGGTCTGCCTGCATAAGAGGCTACAACAAAATCCCCAGATGTATTACTAATATTATTAGGATACATCATTACATGTACTGAATTTAAAGAGTTTTTATTGATAACTAAATCTGATTTTTTATCTTTAGCTACACTATCGTAAACTATAACATATAAATCATCTGGTACTTTACCACCTTCTTTATAAGGCGGATAATACTCTCTTATACAACCATAAAAATCTTTACTTGGGTCAAATGGTACTTGTGTTATAAACGGGTGAGCATGTTTATGTAATTTCTCATCTATTAATTGAGCATTAGTTTTAAATACTACTTCATTATCAATTTCAAATAACATACCATCTCTATGATACGATATGCTAGAATCTGTTTGTAAATTACTAATATGTTTACTTAAACCAGGACTACTAAATATATTTTCACTAGCTGATTTAAATGCTTCAGAAGGCTTATTGGCTCTTTGACCAACATACATTAACCAATCATCTATAGACATTTCACCAGCAGCTTTTTCTTTATCTGCTAAATCATAAGCATAGGCTTCTTCAAATAAGCTATTACCATCTGCATCTATAAATGGTTCCATATTAAGTACTTGAGGATGAAAGAAACCACATACTGAATGTCTACCATTATCATCAAATACATTTTCTAAAGGCATCATTTTACGTGCATGAGGTTTATAAAACAAATTAGCAAAAGGTTGCCAATCTGCTCCTTTACTACCAGCAGTACCATAACATCTAATAGTACCTACATTACTACCTCCTACTTCAGTACTACTTAATGTAACATCTAAAGCTTTCTCTAAATTAGGACATTTACCACTTTCTTCAAAGTCGATTTCTAAAGCCCTTTTACCAATAGCAGCACTAGGATTATTAAATAATGATACAGATAATAATTTACTTTTCCAACCAAACTTTTTATTACCACCTTTTTTAGTTTTATATCCTAGTTCTATAGCATCCATCTTTTCACTAAGATATAGTCTTTTCCAATGTGTATTTTCTTCTAACCAGTCAAGATTAGTTTTAACCATATCTGTAGTAGCACCTTGGTCAGTTAGATATGCTAAGTCGTAAGCTGCTAATATAACAGTAGAAGAAGGTACTAAATTAACAGTATTAGCTGCTTGACTACCTCTTTTAAATGAATAACCTTTACCCCTAGCCTTAGCTTTACATAAATGATAATTATTATTAGCTAGAAATAAATCTATCTTATAATTCCAATAGTCACCATCCCAAAATCTAGGAAAACCTGATACTAATTTAGTTTTATAATCACCTTTAGTATGAAGCTCTTTAAGTTCTTTATCATTAGGAGTTCTTAATATTCTACTATAGTTAAGATAATGATAGTGGTCACCACTAATATGTAAATCTACTATCTCACCAGTAAATAGTAGTTTACATTTAGCGGTCATTCCATTTCTACGCCTATTAGTCTCCCTACTCCAAAAGTCTTCATATTCTTTACTACCTTTAAGATATGGACAATAATAATACTTATTTCTATTTTCAGAACGAGGTACATCTAAACTTTCTACCCAAGTAGCTAATTGTTTATTAGCTTTATTCTTTTCAAAATTAATAGCAACTTTAGAGAATACATCAGTATTAATAAATCTAAAATCCCAATTCATTAAAAACCCACCACTATTACCTATCTTAAAATCATCATCCTTATCTACAAAGAACTTACCTGTTCTATCATCAATAGTTTCAGAAGCTAAAGGATAAATAGATTTATCACTTTTAATAAAATCAATAAAAGGTAGGCTTTGATTTTCCATTAGTAATCTCTAGATGGGTCAGCACTATCAGGCACTACTGCTTCAGTACCTCTTAAATAATCTCTATCTTCAGCAGTATTATCTTTTTGTAATTCAGCTAATACTTCTTTAAGATTTTTAATTTGTAAAGGTACATGCTTAGATATATTTAATACAGTATCCATTAAAGATACTAATTCTTCGGCTTGGGCTTTAGTTAATCCAGCATCAACACTTAATAAAAAATCTATAGATTTTCTAACTTTTGATACTACCTTACTATAACCACTAAATACTGATATTATCTCACCTACTAATTCTCTACCTACATCTTCTTGCATATCTTTATAATCCTGAATAGCTTTATCAACTATACTATCAGGATGCCAACCAGTAGGCATTTCAGTTTTACTAATAATAAAATCTCTAGCAGATTTACCTTTAAGTCCTTTTAATACAACAGGTGAATCATAATCAGCAGCAAACCAAACATATGCTAATTCTTTAAATGCTAATACTTTATTAATATTAACATCTCTATTAATTAATTCTTTAAATGAAGCAACACTTAATAGTTCAGGACTATTAATACTAAGTACACCTTCATCATTAATTTTAAATAATTTAATTCGCATTATTATAAGGCTTATTTATAACTCTTATGACTACTTCAAATCCTTTATCCATCCAATCTTTTACTATATCATATAACTTTTCCTCCATAGTACCTTGAATAGTCATGTTACTAACATTAACATTTTTAGCTACTAATATACAACCTAAAGTATTTACATGTGTGTTACCACCATGAGTATATACATATTTAAAACTTATACCACCATAGGTTAGAGTTTCTTTATCAGGTTCAGTATATAAAATTAACATATCTCTTTTAAACCCAGGAGAATATCTAGTAGATACTGAATAACCTTCATAATTCTCAGGTATAGCTGTATGTTCATCAACCTTAATAGCATAAGGTCTTACTGTATCTTCTAATGTATAACAGAATTTACCTAAACTATCTAGATATAATTCACCTATAGTTGTATCTTTAGAATATAAATATCTATAAATAGTAATGTATTTTTTATTCTTTTTAGCCATAGTTATATTGATTTACATATTATATTAACTTCTTGTTCTACTGGTGCTGGTGATTTACCACCATGATAAGGATTCATATAATAACCACAATTAATAGTATTCATAGGGAAATTAAATACTATATTTCTTATACTCAATTGAACTCCTGTTTTAGTACGTCTCATTACAACTTTAATAGTTTCCCCTAATTTAACACTACTTATAGCAGGTCTAGTTTCAACACCTCGGTTATCATTAATACAATATAATATAAAATTATCAGGTTTAGAATAGTCACATTCATATCCAATAATACAACTATTAACAAGATTTCTAATAATTGGTATTTTATTTAAAGGTTGTTCAGCATGAGTAATCATAGCTATGCCACATAATTTACTAACCCCTTCATGTTCAATACTACCTTGTGGGTACCAACCTTTATTAATAGTTATGTAAAATATAAATTTATCTTTATTCCACCAAATCCTTTTACGCCTAGGAGTACTACTATGTTTACCCTTCGGTATGATATACTTCTGTTTATAACTCATATTATAGCTTTTTCAAATAAATTAGTTTGTCGTTTATTCTTAATTAATTTACTATTAGTAAAGTGTTTAAGCATGTTAGATACATCATCTTTATAGTAATCTAACTTCATTATATCTACAACTTGTTTACCTAGAAGTTCAGGATTACTTTCAAGTAGGCTATCACCTTCTTTATAAAAATCATGTCGAATATGACAAAGTATTAAAGCTACATTAGTTAAACCTAATTGTTCAACTAAGTAGCTATATGTGCTAACTTGTAAAGAATATTTAATACCAGTACTTGAAGCAAGTTTACTTAAAGGGGGTTTTAATACTTCATCATTTAATAGATATGCTCCTAATTTACCATTATTATCTTTTTCATAATAACCAGCTTCAAATTTAATAGGAGCTTTATTGGTTTTCCAATCTAATATTATAAACTTATCATCTTTAATAAGTAATATATCTATTAAACCTGCTACTAACCAATCATAGTTAAATATAGCTATTTCACTAAATATTTTCCAACCATTATTTACAAAACTTTGTAAAGTTTTATATACTAGAGGATATTTATCTTTAACTCCAGTTTTAACAAAACTATCAAGATTTAATATACCTAGATTTAGATTAGGATTCTGAATTAAATCTTTAACTGTGAATAGCCTATTATTTTTAAAAACAGTAGGGGTGTTAAAGTTAGATGAAAATTTAACACTATCTTCTAGATAATCATGTGTTTCATTTCCAATATTTCTACCTTTATCACCCTCACGTTTCCAACCAGCTATTATTTGTTTAGCTGATTTATTTTTATATTTAGGATATTTAGGATGTTTAGGATTTTTACCTATTCGTTCACAAGCCCTAGCTATATCCCATTGTTTTTCATCAAACTTGTTTTCATAATTACCTATAACTGTTGTAACACTAGTATAAGTATTTAATAAGTTATCAGTATATTTATGTTTTGCAACATCAAAATATATTTCAATATTCATTAAAACAATATAATAGAGGTGTCTGTAATTAAGTACCTTATTTTGCTAATTATGCCCGTATTCGAGCCTTTTTTAGATGCTTTGGCTAATACTTTGGGATAAACCTCATAAGCCTTTGCTTTATTAGCTGTTTCTTTAATAATGATAGCTTTGTTCATAATGGTAAAGATTAAATATTGATACAAAGATACTACATTATTTAGTAGCTAACATTTCAATACAGTCTATTTATTAACATTTTTCAATACCACATTGTTAATAACCTGTTGACTCTCTCTAATGTGGGTAGGCTTGCTAAAACCTTTGACCTCTATTTTAATTTGTTCTACCCTTTTCTCAAATTCTAATCTATTTTCAAGACTAAGGTCATCTGGAGATTCAGTATTAAATTCATCTAATAGTGCATTATATGCAGCAGTAAATCTTTCTCTACCACTTTTTATTCTTAATGCACCAATACTAGGTAATGCTATAATCTTTCTAGATTTAACAAACTCTAACATTATACCACCTAATTTAGATTCAAATATTTTAATTAATTCTACCATAGCGTTAATTGATAAGCCTGTAACATCTTTATGATGTACGTTATCTTCACAGTTTTGTAAATCTATGATAGTTTCATTTAATATGTTGCCTCTAACATCATTCATTTATTCCAACAATATAGTGTTCTGGTATTAATAAATAGTCTACAATAGTAGTAGTAGGATTATCAGTATAGTATTTATTATATTCACTATTTTTTAAACTAGTAATTAAACTTTTAACTTCATTTAAATTAGCTTTGTTATATCTAGAAGGTACTCTATAGTTAACAGCTAGTTCGCCATTAAACATATTGTTATCTAATACTACATTTTTACCTACTAAAGTTTTACCATTTGGTACTTTATCACCAACAGCTTCTACTACAATACTATTGAAAATAATAGACCTTCCATCTCTATTACCTAATAATACCATAGTAGATACATCACCTACCATTTTAATTAAAACATAATTATTTCTAGGTTGAATAGCAACACTAGATTCTAATAAAGTTTTTACTTCTTTTAAAACATCCTCTGCTTTAATCTTGTGAGCTTTAAGAGCTTCACCTTTTTCGTTTAATAATTCCATATTTCTATTATATATTAGTTAATTAATAAGTCATTAAAAAAGTAGTGCTGTAATTACTACAACACTACTATCACTAATCCAAAAATAAACATCAAGTCTTTCAATTACTATATATTATATTGCAACTTAATTACAACTCCGAAAAAGTAATTACCAATAATAATACTATCGTGCTTAGCAGTTGCTATTCGAAAATAAGCAAGGCTATTGCCTTATTTATTTATAACTACATATCTATTTAATATATAATTATTTATTATTATTAGTTATTTAATTACTTTGTAATAACACTGCAAAGTTATACATTTTTTTTTACATAGTCAAGTACTGCATCAATAATAATTCAATAATTATTCAGGTATTAATAGTAGTATTAATAGTAATTTAGTTATAATTATTGCTAAAAATGTATATGACACAGGCAGATTATTAACAGTTAGTCTTATATATGAAGTGGTAGGTGTAGTAATAAAAGCCCCCGCCAGTAAAGAAGTGATATATGAGCAAAAATGTATATACAATTAAACTTAATAGTAAAGTTATATTATTAACATTGTATTAGTAATCCTTATATAGTATATCCATAAAAATAGTAAATAATAGTAGTAATGATAATGGTAATTAAACAATAGGATATTACATAGAAGTAAGAATGAGTGGTAGTAATAATAAATGAAAGTAATAAATAGAAGTAATAAATAGAAGTAGTAATTATTACTAATAGATGGTAAGTATTAAATGATATTAAATAATAAGAAGTAATAAATGATAGTAAATGGAATTAATAGATAATAGTGATAAGTGATAAGTGAAAGTAATTAATAAGAATTAGGAAATAATAAGTAATAGGGATATAAATAATTAAATAATAAGTAATAGGAAATAAAAATATAATAGTTAATAGTGAATAGTGAATAGGGTAGGAATCATATGTGTAATTGAGAGACTGAACCACCTTAGGGGCTTTTAGTAATTTGTTGGCGACCAGTTGCTACCCCGTGCCTTTAATTTAGGGATAGCGTTTCAATTACAAATTTAAATTCAAGTATTATGACAACGGAAGAAAAAGCGGCTTTAGAGCTGCAAAAGCAAATCGATGCTGCAATGGCGGCAAGTGAAGGTAAAACCAGTCGGGTTATGCCTAAACTCACCACAGTTACTGGTGTAGTTGTACACGTATCACCTATTGAGGCTCTCAAAGGTCTCAACAAAATGATA